AAAATTCCAGTTAATTTTAAATCTGCACTAAATGTATTTACTCCTACTGTAGAAAATAAAGATTTTACATTATCTAAAGAAAAATCTGTAATACTTGAGATAGTAGGTGATGATGATATACCATTTACTGAAATACTTTCACCTACAATAAAAGATCCACTCACAGAGTTTAAAGTTAATACTTTAGCATTATTAATGGATGAATTTAGATATCCTTTAGATCCACTGTTGTTTCCTTGAATTAAAGCTGGTACTGATAATGTTATACTACTTCCAATTGTTACTTGAGTATGAGTATCAATATCATATAAAAATATTTCAAAATCTGTATCTTTGTCTGAATATGCAGCATCTTTTAATTTAAAATCATAACATCTTGCTTTTCCTATTTCTGATCCAGGTGCAGTTAGAGAAGTCAATCCAACTCTATCACTTCTGAGACTTAAAACTGTGGTTACTCCAAATCCAATAGTTGGAGATCCACTTACATTATCTAATATTAATTTATTACCATAAGAAAAAGGTAAACGATAAGTATCAACAGTGTTTGATACCTCTGGCTTTTTTACGTCAAAATAAGTTGTTGAAGTTTTTTCAATTTCAAATCCTTGTACAAATGCTTTACCAGGAGAAATTTGTAGAGTATATAAATCTTCTGACGGGATATTTCCCTGTGATGTTAATTGATTTTCCTTATAAACACCACGATTGTATTCTAAATTGTTTAATGATTCTTTTATATCAACTTCAAAAGGTGTGACATAGTAATCACCAGATTCATCGTAAGTTCTTCTTGCTAGTTCATCTCTAATTAAATTTAATTCTGTATTTTTTACAAAATTTAATAATACTCCATTTTCAATCCGCATCAATTCTATAAAATTTTCATCATCAAATTCGTTAATTTCTTTTTTTATGAAAGTTGTTGATAACTTAAACCTATCAGCTCCAGGAGCAGCAAAATTAGAAAATCCTTGAGAATTGTCATTTAATGACGGATCATCAAATGATGTGACTATATCTTCACTAATTAATAGACCAATTCGGTAACTAGGTTTTTTGCCATATTGATCTAAAAGTATATTATCTTTCAGTACTTTTACAAAATAACCTCTAATGAAATATATACCATCTTCTATAAATGCAGCAGAACCAGTTCCAGTAGAATTTTCAGAAATACATGTAGCAAATGCGCTATTTGCTTTTATTTCCGTAAGTCCATATTCAATTCCATCTTCTGTAATTAATCTTTCTCCATTTAAAAATCTTATGGTTTCGAAATCATTATTTGAAGATTTAATATATCTAATGTATAAAGTATTATTATTTCTTTCTGATTCATTAGCATCAATTACTTTTATTACTTTTGCAGTGATTCCAGAAGTTTCTCCACGAATAGTAGTTCCTATTAATTTGTCAGTATAATTAAAAACTGATATTCCAAAAAAAGTTGCATCTATTTGAACATACTCGTATCTAGGATCATATCCAGTTTGTCCGGGAATTACCTTTGCACCCTCTTTAAACAAATACGAACCAAATCTTTCAATTTGATTTTGAAGTATTGTTTGTAAAGTAGTTAGTTCTCTTGCTTGAATAGCCGTTCCTGGTTTGAATAAAATTTTATTAAAATTTTTATTCTCATTAAAATCATCATTATATGGACTAACATTGAAATTGGTATTCTGTGGCATTTTTTTAAAATTCTAGTACAATTTTTATATCTTCTTTTTGAGTAAAAGAACGTGGAATTGCTGCTCTATTATCTATATAGATGATTTCTCCAGAGTATTTTTCAACTTCTGGATTTGCTATCCCTTCAATATAATTTTGATCTAAATTTACAATTCTGTTACCTACAGTTGTAGTAACTCCAGGATTTGCTGAGGTGCCATAAGTAGTTTGAAGTTGTAAATTAGTACCACTTGTTGCTCCAAATATTGTCAATGATCCGCCAGTAGCAATTTCACTATTTCTTTTAAAGTTGACAAGTTTGTAATTAAAAGCGGTAATAGCAAGACCAACCGGTTGATAATATTTCAAAACCCCAGTTGTTGCATCATAAGATGCAACTTTTGCCACAGAAGTTGATCCTGTTCCAATTGTTTGAGTGATAATTGTATCTGCATCATAACTTCCTAAATTAGGACTTTGTAACTTTAATGCTCCTAATGCACTTGCTTGAGATGATGATAATAACTCAGTTTTACTTCCAAATGTAGTAGGATTTTTTATAATACCAACTCTAGCAAAATCGTTACCTACAATAAAATCTGGGTTTGTTCCAGTATTCTCAAATCTAGAATAAACAAGAACTCTATATGCCCCAAGTTCTTTATAAATGTCATACCCATGTCCACCTGAAGGGGGAATAATTACATCAAAAGTTGCAATAGATGTTGAAGCACTTCCAACTGCATTTAATCCAATAGATGTTAAATTAGTTCCACCAACTTCGAGTGCTGGACCACTTGGATAAAATTGAACTGTTCCTCTAGTATATTGTGATCCTCCGTTTGTTACATCCACAGAACTAACTTTACCATCAGCACCAACAGAGACGCTAATTTTTCCTCCAGTTCCATCCCCTAAAATAGGTATATTTTTATATGTTCCTGCAGGAGAATAACCACTTCCCCTATTTGTTATTGTTACAATTTTTATTTCACCAAATATTGCATTATTTTTAATACTTGCAGTTTCTGCATCATTTCCCCAATTAGATGGGACTGGTATAAAATCTAATGAATCAAATTTTATGATATCATTTGGAGAAATTGTAAAAAGATATTTCCAAATGTATCCATCCCCTGAAGAACCAGCCGCTCTAGGTTCTAAATCAGTAAAAGTTGGTTCATCAAGAGATGGTTGTCCAGTTAAGTGTTCTGGATCAATTCCATTTTGAAGGCAAATATAAACTTGAAAATTGTTGTTTACAACATAATAGTTTGCATCATATAAATTGGTTGCGTTTGTAACAGCAGATAAATTGCTTACATTATAATCATGGCGATACATATCATATTTTACTGAACTAGACCAATTTACCTTTCTTATCATTCTCCGAACATCTTGAGTAGTGACTTTTTTCAAAGACAACATAGTATCATAATAATCATTCTGCTCTTTAAACATGTCCTTTGGACTTGGAGTATTTGTATTCCAATCCGTAGTTCCTGATCCGGTGGCAGTATCAGTAGAGTTAGGTAATCCTATAAAGGTATAGTACACATTCGTAGTCGTCCCAATTCCAGTGAAACTTTTTACAAATGTTTCAGCATTTAATATTCTAAATTGATCTGAAATAATAGCAGACATATCTAAAGGTTTTTATTTATTTATCTTAATCATATTGAGCTTTCAAAGATGTTCTTCTAACAACTAAAGGTGAAGTTTGAACTCCAGTAAATCCATTATTATTAATTACAAATGTTTTAGGTGAAGATCTTGTATTAAAATTAAACATTCTACCCCAACTATAGTTACCAACTTTACCCGTAGTATCAAATCCAATATTGTCTGAGATTACTGAAGTTGAAGCAACACCAACAACAGACTTGACATTAGAGAATACAGTTACTACACCAGAAACTCCATTATTGATAATGTGATCCGCTCTGTATATATTATCGATAAATGTGCTTCCAATTCCAACTGTGGTTATTCCTGAAGAAACATAAATTGAAGTTACACCTTTTCCAACAGTTGTATTGTATGCTACAAAATAATCTCCAGTTGAAATGCCACTTCTTTGAATTGGAGTTAATCCAGAACTAGAACCAATTTCATTAGTATTCAAACCAACATCACTTTGTATATTAAAAATAATCATTGGAGTATCGGTTCCAATTCCAATAGCACTTGTTCCGATACCTACTATTTTTCCATAATCCCCAGAAACTGCAACACTATTTAAATTTTCATAAAAGGCAGTTGGTGAAGATATTAAAACTGAAATATTTTGTGTGATATCAAACCCAAATCCACCATCCATAATGTTTAATGAAGAAACTGTTCCTGTTGAAGAAATAGTGGATGTAATTATACCAGAATTTGTTTCTTGAGAAGAAACAACATACTCACTTGTAGATCCAACACCAATTACAGAATTATTATTTGTTGTTAAAGAAAAAATTGTAGAATTTAAAGAATTTTTAATAATCCAATTTACCCCATTGATTGAATTTGCAATTACTCCATTACTTCCAGCAGCAATAAAGACATTATCTTTGTGTGTTACAGTTAAGAAATTATTAGTTGTGTTTAAAGTGTTGGTAATCCAAGGACCTGTAAGTAAAGTTGAAAATCCTACGGTTCCATTGTCTCCTACAATTATATATTTGTTTTGAGCATAAACTATACCATTTAGGTTTTCCTGCCCCCCTGAGGGGGTTCTATCCACTCTAAACTGCCTATTTGAAATAGATCCCATAACAGATGATGTAATGACACCGTTGTTACCAACTGCAACAAATCTATTATCAACCGATGAATACATTATATAATTAAGATCATTTGTAATATTATTAATTATATTCCCATTCAAATCTGTAAAGTTGGGTTGATTAATTAACCATTGTGTACCAATTCCTGTAGGATCACTTGCTAAAGGGAATCCATTAGATAGAAATATAGTTTTAGATGGATATTGATTATCAGAAATAATTACAGTCGCACCAGTACCAACTGCAACAAATTTATCATTTCCGTATGCAACAGAATAAAATTTCCTAGTAGTAGAGGAAACTTCATATTCAAATCTACCTAACCCACCAGTTTCCTGAACATAAGAATAAATTACACCAGTATTCCAACTAGATGCATTACTAGTCGAATATCCAACATTTGCATCTGATCCAACTCCAACCCAAACTCCCCAAGTTGAACCATATGCAACAGAGTTTATTTGATTGTTTGATGCAAATGCCGGAGTTTGTCTTTGCCAAGATAGTAAATTATAAGAAGTAGAAATTCCTCCTGTATCATCACACACAACATATAATAAATCATCCTCCTCATACTCAATATCTCTTAAATTAATTTGGTTAATTGTGGTTGTAACTCCAACTGTCCAGGTTTTTCCAATTTCTTTAACTTGAGTTTTAGATCTAACAGATACCGTTGGTGGACTTGTATAATTTAATCCCGAATTAGTAATTGTAAATGATGTTATTGTTCCTGCAGAAGAGACAGTTGATACTTGAGCTTGAGCAGAAGATGTATTAGTATCGGAAATAATTGTAATATTTGTATTATTTTCTCCTGTTTCATCTAAAGTTGAAAAGTCTGGATTAATATTTTGCACATAAAGTTCATTATCAGATGATAAGAAATTTTTAATTAATCTTGTTGCTGGATTAATTTTTGGTTCTAAGTAATTTCTATTTTTGGAAATAGGTTCACCATCAATAATTAAATCAGATGTTTGTTTTGTCCATAATACTTCTCTTAATAATGTGTTATTTGTAGATATACCAACGTCAATATATGAAACAGTTTCTACCTGATCTGATGAAGTTATATCAATTACAGTTCTATCTAATTGAGATAACACTCCATTAATTTTTTCTAACTTAAGAGTATCTCCAACTTTAATAGTTTGTAATGGAATTGTTGTTATTGCATCTGCAGTTGATCCTTCATAAAATAGAATTTTGACTTTGCTTCCAGAAGCAGGAGCACTTGTAAATGTAATTCTAGTTCCACCATTAAAGACATAATCTTTAATTGGTTGTTGTAAAATATTGTTTATAAAAACAATTAAGTTAGGTTGGACGTCTGGTATACTATCAGAAGATTCTATACTAAAAGGCTCTGGAAGTACATTTATAGTTTTAGTTAATAAAAATTGTTTTCTACTACCGTCAAATTTATTTGAAAAATCATCAATTTGAGTTAATTTTCCAAATGACCATCCAGAAAATTTATCAAAATAAGTGCTTAATATTTTAAATGTAGCAGTGCTTCCTATACCAGCAACTGATGGACTAGAAAGTGATAAAATATCATTTTGTTTATATCCTATTCCACGATCTATGATTGTAAAATTTATTATACTTCCACCAGCACCAACAATAACGTTTACTTTTGCCCCAGTACCAAATCCTCCTGTGAGTGATCTATTTGAATATGATCCTGTAGTGTATCCAGTTCCTACGCCAACTTCTACTTCATTAATAATTCCACTTCTAGGTAGAGTCTCTATATCGTTACCTGTAAATGTAATTGTTGTAATTCCAGATACTCCATCATCAGACATTTCATAGTCTGTTGTAGCAGCAGTTCCATCAGGTCTTTGGAAAATATTGTTAATTAATATAACTCCATTATGAGTACTAATTCCAATCGGATTTTGATTAAATGATTTCAATACAAACGTTTTACCTGTTTCAGCATTACCTGTAAAATTGTTTGATATATCATCAAAAATATAATTAGTTTCGTAATTTTTTCTGTAAAATATTCTTCCATTAAATGTAGAATTTGTAGATATTCCTGGAGATATAGTAGTAACTCCCACCGGACCATATGGAGCACTATTAAAGTAAATAACACCTTTTTTAATTGTATAATCCCCACTTAATACTGATACAGTAGCACCAACAGTGTGAGCTGTAGCAACAGTACCAAACTGTGCTCTTGATATTGTTAATATATTTGTAGAACCAAATCCAACAACATTAACTTTTAATATTTCTTCATTAATTTCAAGCAAAGTATTTGTACTGATGGATGTTATACCAGTAAGTGTAACTGCTGTTGATCCGATTCCAACTGAGGTTGAAAGTCCTGTTGAAACATTTTTACGGAAAAGTGGACTTTGAATAACATTATCAATAGTAATTAAAGCCCTAGTGTTTGCAACATTAGTATCTACTGATAAAGTATGAGTTGTTCCAGATCCAACAACAGTAGATCCTATTCCAGTTGCAGATCTGAATGTGAAGAATATATTATTAGTTGTGGAATCGGTTTTAATTCCGGAAAGTTTAATTGTGGTGTCATCTACTTTGTGTGCATAAACTTCAGTTGGAAGTAAATCTGTAGAAATACCAGAAGCAACTCTAGATGTTGTTGCAATACCAACTCTAGATCCGCTTTCAGAATCATAAAATAATTTTTCTCCTGTGGAAAAGTCATGTCCATTAATAATAATTGTAGATCCACCAGCACCAATAATAGATCCATTAGTAATGTCAAATGATTTAGTTAATAAATTTTGATTATTTGCTTTTAATTTAAATGATGAGAGTCCTACTATATCTCCACCTAGAGTTGTTGTAAATCCTGTGAACTGTGGGCTTATGTCATCTATCAATAAAACTTTGTTTGTAATGCATTGTGAAAATGAAGCAATTTTTTTTGTGTTTAGATTAATGAATTTAGATACAGATCCGGTGGTTGTTTCTTCCGATGCAAGATCAAAATTAAATTTTGTATACATTGATAGTAAAGATTGGATATTAACTAAAGTTCCAACCTCACTTGATGCAATTGAAACCTTCATAGGAATAATATCAATTGCTTTAACAGGACTTACAACATCTAAATCTGAAAAATTTTTAAATCCTGCAACATGAATTAATGAATTTACTGGATCTTGCCATGTAGAAATTGGAGTTCTGCTTTTAATAGAGTATGAAAAATTCTGATAATAAAAACTATCTTGAATTCTTTGAAAAGAATTATTTAAAATTCCACTTTCAGTTTGCCAACCATCATTTTTTATTGCAGAAGACCCACTAATAAAATTATCATCAAAAGTAATAACATCACTTATTGTACCTTTACATTTTGAAACACTTCCATTTAAAGTAATTCCAGATTCAAAAGTTCCTGATGTATTTGTTATTTTTAATATTTTGTTTAAATTATTCCATCCATTTTTTAAAACTCTTCCACTTGATCCGTTTGAGGTAAAAATTAATTCATCTGAATTAAAATTTTGCTCTTCTATTGTTGCAACAAATTTCGCTAAATTACTATCTTTACTAACTCGTCCAAAACTGTTATTAGAATCAAAGGTTCCTCCTGTTGTTCCAAATCCAACTGGTATTTGATAAGTTAAAGAAGATACGTTTACATCATTAATTAAACTTGAAATTTCAAATGTAGAAAAATTATAATCTGATGAGTTATATCCACCACCTTCAGATTGAACAGTTGAAGTTTCAACACCTTCTACGAATATTTGTTCTCCAACTATGAATGGGAAATTTTTAAATCCATTTATTGGTCTTCTTAAAGTTAAAGTATTGAAAGTTCCATCAGATTCTGCATTTGTAATAGAAACACCATTGATATTATTTGTAGAAATAACTCTAGGAGTAATTTCAGAAAGCCCACCGTTTGAAATGAATACTTCAACACTGGAAACAGACGATCCTGTTAATTTAGATTGTAAAATTATATCGGGATTTCCAATTACAATGGGAGTTGGTGGGAATAAATATCCACTACCACCACTAGAAATTCCTACTTTTACTAAAGTAAAATTATTTTTTATTTCAAGTAATGTAGGAATTTCCGCCTTAGGAACAATTGTTTTGTCAGCAGAGTAATTATATCCAAAAGTTAACACGGATAAGTTTTTAGGTTTTCCAATATTTTCAGAAAATGCTCTTAAAATTGCTCCTATTCCATTAGATGAAATTACTGAATCAATTTTAGGTAAAGATTGATATCCGACTCCACCATAGTTTATTTCAATATCATGAATAGAACCTGTTACATTTTTTGATTTTGTGGTATAATCTAAATCTGTAGTATTCGTTGATGTGTATGATGTATGTTCCGGAACTTTTGACAGATTAATTTTAAACGTTGTAGATCCAATACCTGTAGCAACAAAATCATTATTATATACACTACTATTTAAAATAATTTTTGAAAAATCTTTTACATCTGTATCAATTAAAACTCTATAATCATCTCCATTCGTAATATTTTTTTGAGTTAAAGTGTAATATAATACTTCCGGAGTATTTGAAGTTGTTTTAATACTAGTAGATTTTGGTGATAATATTCTTGTAATATTTTTATCAGAATATTCGTTTATAAAATCAGGATCTAAGTAAAAGCGAAGATCAAAATCATTTAAAGAAACATCAGTCATCCCAAAAGAAATAGTATTTCCTCTGCTAGCATTAATCTTAGGATTAATTGAACTTAATGTATGTGTTCCAGAACCAATTGTTGTTATACCAATACTTTGAGGAACTTTACCAATAGATTCTGAAAATGTTTGTGAAAGTCTAATAAAATTGTTACTATCTTTAATAACAAAATAATTATTTCCAGATACTAAACTTGTGGCTGCAGATCCAACAACAGAGTATAAAACTTTATCGCCACTTGAAAAACTATGATTGTTTATATTGATAGTGGATATTGTTGTTCCTATTCCAATAGCAGTTGATGCAAATGATACTGGATTAATTACAATTGTATTGATAGTTGAATTGTACTTAGCGATTATATCTTCTGTTCTATCTGGAATAACATTTAAAGTAATTATAGATGAAGTTGAAATACCATGAGAAATTTCTGTTGTAATATCTGCATTTAATTTTTCTAATGTTCCTGTAACATTTGGATTTAGTGTTCTTATACTATGATTTTCTCCACCAGTTGCACCAATTCCAGTTGTATTTCCAGTTCCTACAAAAAATAACGTACTTAATGATCCAATTCCAATTCGAGTAGTTCTAATCCCAATATTATCATTAGACTCGGAAAGTCTAGTTACTAAAATTGTTT